TATGAGCGATAATCGAGAAATTCCTAATGTGTTTTGTATCCATGCTGTCTCCTGTCAAACTGTATTCTTTAAAATTTATCTATAGAAATGCACCTGTGCGAAAGTGCGGTATTTATATGGTATTCCCCTGTTTCCTCACTCTGAGGAATGGTGAATGCTTTCCTGTATAGGCAGGCGCAATGATTGCCATGACAACCATCATGATTCCCAGAGACTGTATCATATCAAAGCTCATCTGGAAGAAGGCCCATGACATCAGGACAGAAGCGATAGGCTCAGATGCTGCCGTAATCAGGGCCTGTTCGGGCGAAAGGTACATCAATCCCGTATTATAAAGGAGAAATGCGGCTACTGTCCCGAAGAGGACAATCCACATGACACCTACGATTATATCAGGCTCGAAAAAAGCTGCCAAATTCATATCCGGAACAAATGCCCAGGACACAAGGCCGCCCAGAATCATCCCCACGCCCAGGATAAATGTACGGTTGATCTTGAGGAAAAGATGCTTCGGATAAATGGACGCAAAGGAATATATAACACCATTCAAGAGCGAGAGCAGTATGCAGATGACCGAAACATTCAGTGTCGCCGGATTTCCTCCGGTCACGAGAAGGAATGTGCCAAAGACAGCCAGAAATGTGGTAAACATCTTAGTCTCTGACGGCAGATGATGCTCCCGGATTGCCTGATAGCAGACAACCATGGCCGGACAACTGTAAAGGATAACTGTTGCAGTAGGCGCATCCCCATAAGCAATTGCTTCAAAGTACGTATAATGCATGAGCATCAGTCCTACAACTGCATAAATCAGGACATCCAGCCACAAAAGCTTATGCTCATTCATCGCTTTCATGCTGCTTTTGAATTTTCCTTCCCAAACGGTCATCCCTAAAAGGATGATTCCTGCCATGATCATTCTGAAAGCTGTCAGTTCCATTGCATTGATGGAACTCTTTTCATAAACATTCTGTGCGCCAAGACCGCTTCCTGCCCACATGACACCCGCGGAAACAACCATCATAATTGCCATTGGCGAAGACGAACCAGCTAAGAGCTTCATTTTTCCCACCTCAGAAAATCATTCCAACACCACATCATTTATGCTGAAATCCTAACCTTTTCTTTAACATATGCTCAGAACCAGGCGCTGCAATCGCAGCAAGAATAAGAATAATGCCAACTGCCTGAAATACATTGAACATTTCACTAAACAGGAAATATGAAGCAATGACCGATATAGCAGGCTCTACGGTAGCCGTTACGGAAGCCTCTGTCTCAGTAAGACGGCGAAGACCCGCATTATAGCAGGTAAAGGCAACTACGGTTCCGCAAATGACGATCCAGAAGATATCCATGATGATATCCCTATGGAAAAATGCCCCTATATCGGTAACCGGGTCTGCGGCAAAAGCAGCCGCAGCTCCACAAAACATGCCAATCGATAAAACAAAAGAACCATCGGGAAAAGCCATCAGGTTTTTAGGATACACAGCGCATACTGCAAAAAATACAGCTGATGCAAGCCCCAGCCAGATGCAGTCAGCAGGAACCATGATCCTGTCAAGATTCCCTCCTGTAACCAGAAGGAAAACCCCTCCTATGGCAAGAATGACAGAAGCGGCTTCTGCCGTACCAGGAAGCCTTCCCTTCCTGAAGGATGTCCATAGGATCACGATGGCAGGACAGGTATATTGTATCACGGTTGCGGCCGCTGCATTCCCGGCTTCTATCGATGCAAAGTATGTCCAGTGCATCAGCATCAGCCCGATGATCCCATAAAAGGAAAGCTTCGCTAAAAGAAATGGATGGTCCTTCAGGATACGGATGGATTTCACAAAATTGCCTCTGGCAATCGTGAGTGCCATCATGATCACGCCCGCACAAAACATGCGGAACACGGTCAGATCCATCGGGGTAAGGCTGCTCCTGGAAAAGAAATCCTGTGCCGCCAGACCACATCCAGCCCACATTGCGCCTGCTGTTATTACAAGCAGAACGGCAAAGACATCCATGGCCTTCCAACGCCTCCAAATTCATAAAATTTATACAGAAAAACCCGCCAAATGGCGGGTTCTATTTTGGTGGACGTATCTTGCACCCATGCGAATTAAATAAGCTCCAGTTTTATGAATCCTACTTCTGTATTCGCACGGCTGTATAAAACAAAACCCGCCTAGGCGGTTATGAGCCGCCTGTTCTGCCAGCTGAATAAATCCCCGAGATCTGAATTCCTGTGCCTGCTTATATCAATTATATAATAAATCATTGGCATGTGCGAGTAGAATAGGCCGAAAACCGTTGAATCAGTATTTATCGGGCATTTTCAATCATAACCATAATTCCATAATCCGCTGAAATAGGCTGAAATGGGCTGAAATTTTTGCCGTATTTTTGCCGTCAAAAGAAAAGAGCCGCCTCCTCTATCAAACGGTTTCCTAAAGTGTCTAATTGTGGCAATCAATTACCACTCAAGCACAGTGTAGGTGATAGTCCCACCTTTAGGCTCCAGCGTTCGGTTGTCAAAGTGAATCAGCCCTTCCCACTTTCCCGCCTGGTAGCCGGTAGACAGGTAGGCGTGTCCATCTACATAGGTTGCCCCCGCCTTCAGCTTGTGGGCCTTCCGAAGGGAAATCTTATACACGTCCACCTTCTGCTTCTCCTCGTTCGGTGTGACGATGGTCCGGTCAGAATTCTGCAGCACGCCGGCGGGAGCCTCCGGAGATTTTTCCTCAATCTGTTTCGCCACCGTCTCCGCCCCTTTCTCTACAGACGGCGCCGTGACGTAGTACGTTATCTGCGGAGTAGAGCTGCCGGAGCGTTCTATCTCCCTCACGATGGTCTGTGCAGCCGGAGTGGTGACATGGATCTCTTTGGCCACTGTATCCGGTTGTGTAACCTGCTCTGTTGTCATAACTTTCGGTTTCGTAACCTTTAAATAATTGTCATAGATATACCATCCGCTCAAATTAAGCAGCAACATGCCAACTACAACTATACCCACAAAGGCAAGCGTTTTCTTCTCTTCAGCATCAATCTGCATTGTAAAAAAAATCTCCGTCAAATGTCTTATCACCGATGTCAAGATTAAATGTGTACTGCCAGATATTGCAGTCGTATGCCGGTCCGCCTACATCCGGCTGTGCAAGCCAGAGCCCTGCCCCTCCAGTCGGCTCAATGTCAATGACGTTTTCTTTCCAGTCGCAGTTCATGTAGACACCTGAGGGGGTATACCCTGCGCCCCAAAACTTATTGACGACGGCGGTGACCATGTTGGTTATAAGCTGGCCGTCTCCGTAGATATCGAGCCCATGTCGCCCGCGCCATCCGTCAGCGTCTTCTTCGTCAATCCATACTCCCATTTTCAGCTTTTCCGGAGTGATCCCGCAGTCATACAAAACTTCGACTACGAAATCAGCTTCATCTTCCGCTTCTTTTTGATTCACCGCATATGAGTAGTAATATACACCAACTTTCAATCCGGCATTAATCGCCCCGTTGATGTTTTCGTAAAAATGGCTGTCAAGGTGCCTCTTCCCCCACCCTAGACGGATAATGGCAAATTCTACGCCTGCAGCAGCAACGGATTCCCAGTCTACAAATCCATTATTTTCAGAAACATCAATCCCGTTCATTGTGCGCCTCCCGTATTCCTCTTTACCAGGCTCACCAGCCCATGTAGAGCTGATACCCCCGCATCATCCAAATTTTCGATAACACTGAGAAACTCTGTTGAAGCTAAGTAAGCAATCACTATCTGCCCGAAATTTACGTGACCAATCATGTAATCCGCAAAGCCTGCCGCAATAACGGCGAAAATGTACATGAGGATTTTCCCCAGGAACTGCGTCTTCATCTCATGACTGTTGATAATCCTCTTCCTGTGTGCCTCCGGGATAGCTTTGATGGACTCCACAAGCGATGGATTCTCCTTCTTCTGAGCCTTCAGCATTTCATAAGACAATGCAATGAACTTCGCAAATAAATCTATCGCAACAAGAGCCGTGAACGCAGTAAACAGCATGGCATGTCTAGCCAGCACCAGAAGTACTGCCCCGCCGGCCAATTTAAATGGCCACCCGTCCGGAATACTGCACACTGTCTTGTATGCGTATCCGTAAATCTGCCCCATGAATTCCATCAGGTTTTGTCCTCACTCTTCTCTGTCTTTGCTTCATCGGCCGCCTTGGCTTCTGCCATGGCGTCCAAAATAGCATTGTGTGGGCATCCATCCCATGGGCAGCGCCCGTCTTCATTTAAAAGGTTACCGCAATATTCGCAAAATTCCATGATTTATCCCTCCTCTATGCATTCTTGATTTCCGCAGTCATGCTAGCTAGCGTGGTTTTGTACTGGCTGTCAATCTTAGTTGTATCGGCGCCCAGCATTGCGGCTTTAACTCTCGCATCAACAAGACTATCCAGTGTTGGCTGATACTTTGCTTTTATAGTAGCGATGGCGGCCTGCTTTTCCTCGGCTTCGGTCGGCACATAGTCTGGCTTTGGCACGAATGTGGCGCCGCTCAAGATGTACTCTTTGCTGTCAGTATTATTCCCCAGCAGATTCATGTAGTCTTCCGTGGTGACGGCTTTTACTGTCACAATGTCTACGTTGTCCGCTTTCATTTTTGCGGCTTCGGCTTCCAGCCTATCCGGGTGCTTAATAGGGTCGAACATACAGATTTTACCGGCAGCCCGGCTACCGTCCGCTTTGAATCCGACGATGTAATAATCAACATTTGTTGCGCTCATGGTTTATCTCCTTAACAATAAAAACGAGGTGATATTATGCGTAAACCAAACGGCTACGGTTCAATCAAAAGGCTTTCCGGAAGTCGGAGGAGGCCATTTGTATTTGTTATCAGCGTGGATGGGAAGCAAAAGCCTGTCGAGTACTTTTCCACGCAAGTAGAGGCTGAAATCTTTCAAGCGGACTACAATAAACTTCATTTTCATCGCTCCCTTCCAGGTCATCAGGTCACATTAGCGGAACTATATCATAGATGGCTACCAGCACATATAGTAGATACAGATCCATCTGATTCGGCTCTTGCCAGCTATGCCAATTCGTTTAAGCATCTGTCGTGCCTCCAGTACGAACCATTCCAGAATCTGAAATATATGGACTACCAGCGAGTCCTTGATGGCATGCGAAAGAGCGGGCTATCTTATTCATCACTGAAGAAAGTCCGCTCTTTGGTTTCTCTACTGGAAAAATATGCAAATAAAATAGAACTCACAAATAAAAGCTATGCTCCACTATTATCCATAGGAAAGAATAAAGCCATCCGTCCACACAAACCATTTAGCCGCCAGAAAATCAATAGACTTTGGCAGCACGTTGGTGAGCCCGGAGTCGATACGGTGCTTATACTGCTATATACTGGTATGCGTGTTGGCGAAATGCTGGCTCTGCAAAAGCGTGATGTCAATATGCGGCAGCATTACATCCGTATCACCAAGAGCAAAACGGCTGCTGGCATCAGAGTCATCCCCATCCATAGCCGTATAATGCCGCTTGTGTCATGCCGGATGGATTCACTCGGAACCGCTCTTATTACTAATTCAAGTGGAAGGCCCTATGACTACAGCCGTTATTGCATCGCATGGCGTGCAGTCATGCACTCCATCAATGCTGACGGGCACACTACTCATGACTGCCGTCACACTGTGGCGACGCTGCTTGATAATGCAGGAGCGAACGAAACCGCAAAAAGGCGTATCTTAGGTCATGCCGGTGGCGATGTTACAGAACGTGTCTATACGCACAAAGGGCTTCGCCAGCTCCGTAAATGCATAGAACTGTTGAAGTAGTGTTACTAGTATGTTACTCAATCAATCGCACGCATTACCGTATTATCTGCATTATCCGTGGCTTGATGGTTGTTACTATTGATACTGGATAAAGCCGTCAGATTATCAGATATTTACTCTTTTATAATCGTAGATATCCTAATAATCTGGCGGTTTTATCATGTATTTGATTTCTGTAAAGTTTCAGACATTCCATTGTTCCTCCAGTTGTTTTCTAGGCGCATAATTTTTAGTCTACAGTGGGGAA